AGAATGCTGATCTTCCAAAAAGATTTCTTCCTCCTTTAACTTGTGGTTTAGCTTATTATATGTCAATGAAACGTCCTTTAGTTCCAGATCAAAGAATAGGAATGTTGAAGGCAAATTATGAAGAACTTCTTGGTAGAGCTATGATAGAAGATAAGGAAAGAGCAAGTATGTTTTTTCTACCAAAGATTAGGGTTTATTAATGGCTTCAAATAGAAGAGCATTAGCTATTTGTGATACTTGTGGATTTCAATATCCTCATAGAGTTATGAGAATGAATAGTTATGGGATGTTGGTATGTCCAGAAGATTGGGAAGGTGCTTATGATTTAAAAAATAGTCCTTTAAATAAATCTCCTAATGTTAAAGATAATATAGCAATTAGAAATCCTAGAGGACCGGATACTGGTGGAAGAAATATAACTTGGGAAGCTGCTACAACTTTATGGGAAAATGAATCTACTGATTGGAATCAAGTATGACAGCATTAACAGGAAAACAAATAGCAAATACATATAAGCAACTTTTAAAAGTAGCTGTATCTACTAATGATGGTATTGATTCAACAGTAAGAACTATTGAAAGTGGAGATGGTACAAACTCTGCTCTTCAACTAAGTAATTCTGTTGTGAATGTAAATGGAACTTTTCAAATCAGTGGTGTTGCATTAACAGCTACTGTTTCTAAACTTAATGAATTAACTTCTATTGCTGGTACATTAACCTCTGTAGGTGCAGCATCTACTTATGGAACTGGAACAGGAATAGCTACTGATCCTTCTGCAGGTATAACCAATGAAGGATTTATTCAGTTACAGACTAATCAAAGTTTTGGAATAGTTTCTGTTTCAACTAATTTAGCTGGTGTACTGGGTGGATTTACAACAAGTTTAAGTGCAACGAATTTTGTTGCTGGTACAGGAAGTTTTACAACAAAGGTTTCTGGTGTAGCAGCAGAGTTTTCTGGGGCTGTTTCAGCAGCTAATGTCTATGCTACAACTCAGATCTATATTGGTGGAAGTGCAATTCCAAGTTCTAGTGATCTAGCTGCAGTTAGTGTTTTAACATCAGTTAATAAAGCAGCTATAACATCTGTCAATACAGTTCTTGCAGCTACCTCTGCTGCATTAGCTACAAGCATTGGTACTACAAATACACTTATTGCTGCAACTTCTTCTGCTTTAGCAACAAGTATAGGAACTACAAATACTCGTGTTGCTGCTACTTCCGCAGCTTTGGCTACAAGTATAGGAACTACAAACACTCTTATTGCTACTACTTCTGCAGCTTTGGCTACAAGTATAGGTAATCACCTTCCTCTGGCAGGAGGAACCTTAACAGGAACTGTATCGGGAACAGATTTTTATGTCAGTGCTGTAGCTATAGGAACCAATGCTCTTCTTGGAAAAAACCTAAGAATTGAAACTGCAGCAGTTGCAGATATTAACGCATTAACAGATGGAACAAATATTTCTATAAATTTTAATGCAGGACAAAACTTTACAGTTACACTGGCAGGAAACAGAACACTAGATAATCCAACTAATTGTGTTGCAGGACAAGTAGGAAGTATATTTATTGTACAAGATGGCACAGGTTCTCAAACTCTTGCTTATGGAAGTAGTTGGGATTTTGCAGGAGGAGAAGCACCTACTCTTTCAACAGATGGAAATGCAATTGATAGGCTAGATTATATAGTTCATACATCTACAGATGTCCAAGCTCTACTTACAAAGGCATATTCATAATGAGTGTATTTAGTAATAATCTTCTTTTAGGAGCAGGGGGTCAAGAGACTGCCCCTACTTTTGATAGTACTCTTATACCTAATTCAATTTGGATGGATGGGACAAGTGATAAAGTAACTAAAACAATGTCTGATGCAGGAGATGGATCAGAGTTTACACTTTCTATGTGGATTCAAGCTAATGAAATTAGTAGAGGACACGCATTTCTTTGTTCTGGAGATTCTGGAGCTTATTCAAGTATAAGACTTGATTCAGATGATAAGATTTATTTTCAGACAAAAACAGGATCACAAATTTTAAATACCACTGCTGTATGGAGAGACAATGCTTGGTATCATTTCTTATTGAGTGTGGATACATCTCAAAGTACTCCTGCAGATAGAGTAGATCTTTATATAAATGGGATAGCAGCAACATTAACTGGAAGTTATCCTCCTCAAGATCATACTTATCAGTTTAATACTAATACACTTCATGAGGTTGGAAGTAGTGTAGAAAATGGTTTGTGGAGAGGTTCTGTTGCTCAAGCATCTATGATTGGTACTAAGTCTATTCAGCAAGGAGATTTTGCGGTAACAGATTTTCTGGATACTTTTACCTTTGGAACTAACGGTTCTCAATATGTACCTAAATCAGATGCAGATATTACCACACTAGTTAATACAGGGGGAGCTAATAGTTTCATGCTTTCCTTTGATGATTCTTCTAATTTAGGAGAAGATGAAAGTGATAATAGTAATAACTTTGGTTTAACAAGTATATCTTCTGCTAATCAGTCTACCAATACACCTTCTAAAGAATATGTTATATTAAACCAACTTGTTCCAAGTGTAGGAACTTTAACACAAGGTAATTTAATTTTTTCTGGAAGTACAAAATTTACTATAGGTACACTCTCTATAAATAACGCTGCTGGAGGAGTTTGGTATTTTGAAGCAACCATTGCTGAAGATAGTGGTTCGTCAGAATGGGCTGTTGGATTTGTAGGTTTAGATAGTAATATTAATGGAAGCGATATTACTTCTGCTTCAGATTGTGTATTATATACTGATGATAATAATAAAATTGTTGATGGTACAGAAAGTTCTTATGGATCAGGATTTTCTTCAGGAAACACAATTGGATGTGAATTAGATTTAGCTGATAATGAAGTAAGATTTTATAATAATTCTGGAGTGTCACTTGGAACTATTTCTAATACTTTTAGTTCTGATCTTATATCTATTTGTGTTAGAGCAAATGGAACAACTCTTACTTTAGCAATAGACTCCTCTGATTGGACACATTCCACTCCAACAGGAGCTAAAGAAATTAGTACAGCTAATTTTACTGCCCCAAGTAATCAGGGTATAGACTTCTTTAATCCAGTTCTTTATACAGGAAATGGAACAGCAATAGGATCTGGAGGAAAGGCTGTTACAGGTGCAGGATTTGAGCCAGGATTTGTATGGATTAAAAATAGAGATGCTACAGATAGTCATATGCTTTTTGATAGAGTTAGAACAACTACTAAATATATAGAGAGTGATACAGTAGATGCAGAAGCAACAGATACTGAATCTTTAACTACTTTTGGTTCTGATGGATTTACAGTAGGAAGCAATGTAGCAGTTAATACAAACACAGAAGATTATGTTTCTTGGAACTGGGGTGCCGCTAGTGGAGCAGGAAGTACTACATCCCCTGCTGGAGATTTGGCTAGTACTTCTATTGTTGCCAGTGCAAAACATTTTTCAACAGTTTCTTATACAGGAACTGGTTCTGCCACTACAACAGGGCATGGTCTTGGTGGTGCTGCAGAAATGATAGTTGTAAAAAATAGAGATCAAGGAGATGCCTGGGCAGTTTATCATTCAGGAGTTGCTAGTGATGCAGAAACAGATTATCTAGTATTAAATACTACTGCTGCTATTTCTGATGATTCTACAATGTGGAATGATACTGCTCCTACTAGTTCTGTTTTTAGTATAGGGACTAATCATCAAGTTAATGCGAATACAGAAAAATATATAGCATATTGTTTTAGATCAATTGCTGGTGTATGTGCTGTTGGATCATATACAGGAAATGGAAATGCTGATGGTCCTTTAATTTGTACAGGATTTAAACCTAGATTTATCTTAATCAAGATATCAAGTTCTACAGGTAGTTGGTTTATGTATGATACTGTTAGATCTTCTAGTAATGAAGTAGATGATCAGTTACTAGCTGAAGCTACAACAGTAGAAACAACTGGATCAGAGGAAATAGATATTCTTGCTGAAGGTTTTAAAATTAGAAATACAGATTCTGGAACAAATACAAGTTCAGCAACTTATGTATATTTAGCAATGGCAGACATTGGTGGAGGCGGAAGATTGCCTCCTATATATGGAAAATAAATTAATAGGAGAGAAAATTATGTGGGCAAGAGTTAATGTAGGACAGTTGGAAGAGATTATTAATAGACCAAGATCTTTAACAATTAATAATATCCAATATCCAAAAAGTATTTTTGGTATATCTTGGTCTGATATTGAAAGAAAGGCTATAGGTATAGTTCCTTATGTTTATTCTGGAACTAGAAAAAATGAGATGTTTTATAAACATAGAGAAGAAAGTCCTGATGTAAGAGAAAATTCTGTTGTGGTAAATTATATTAATATAGTTAGAGATATAAATGAGATTAAAACTAAAATGAAAAATCAAATTAATGAAGTTTTGAGTGCTTCTCTATCCCAAACTGATTGGGTTGTTATTAGGAAAGTTGACACAGGTAAGGAAGCTCCTGTTGATCTTGCTCAGTGGAGAACTGATTTGAGAGCTAGGGCTGTAGAATTAGAAAATGCTATAGATGGCGCTTCTTCTGTAGGTGAATTAGAAAATTTAAATATTCAAGAATGGCCTAGGAATCCGAGATAATAAAATGGAATGGGCGATTATGACATTTGGCGGGAAATTGTGTTGCATCTTTGCATCAGGGTGTGGAGGTTTGACTAATGTTTTGACCCAACGCAAGTGGAACTTTGGAGCTTTAAAGGATATAGCTATTGCTGTGGTTGTGGGCTGGATAGCAGCAGAGTTTTTTATCCCTGCCGCTATGGCTTACTTCCAGTTTAGTGATCAAGTTGCAATTGCTTTAGCCTTTGTTATAGGCTATTGCGGGATTCGTTTACTACCAAAGATTGAAGAGGCTCTTATGAGTAGGATTAGGTAAAATGAATAAAATTAAATATATATTATTTTCTATTTTATTTGGAGCATTTTTATTTTATCCTGTTCCACTTAATGCACAAGCAGAGGTTCGGTGGACACAAGGTGAACCAGTTATGGTTGGTGCTGCTTGTAGAGAAGAAAAAGATATAATGGAAATGGTTAAAGCTGATACTGAAAATGACGAAAAATTTCAGAGTAAAATGAGGATATTACATTTATTTCAAAGATGTATAAGAATTAATCCACCTATTCCTTTTAATATTCATAGTATTGTAGCTTCTTATATAGATTCTAATAATATAGAAACATCTGTTATTGCTTTAGCTTATGCTAATAATCCAAAAGAAATTATTGCTTATACTTTAGCAAAGGGATCAATTTCAAAAGATAAACAGGTTAGGGAATAAAATATGGCAAGTACATTTACATCAAGAATTAGATTAGAAAAACAGGCAGATGGAGAAAATCCTAATAGTTGGGGAACTATCCTTAATGCTAATGTCATTGATATGCTTGATGATGCTTTGGCAGCCTATACTACTGTTTCCTGTTCTTCTGCTAATATCACTTTATCTGAAAATAACGGCACTGTAGATCAGTCAAGATCAGCTATTCTGGAATTTGTTGGAACTGTAAGTGCAAATATTGATATTACTATACCTACTGTTTCAAAATTCTATGTTATTAATGATCAAACTGTAAGACAAAGTAGTAGTACCCTTACTTTAAAAACAGGAAGTGGTACAGGAATGACTGTTGCAGCAAGCATGGCTGGCTTTGCTTTTTGTGATTCCGTTTCTGTATATGGACTAAATGCAAAAGGTTTGGGTTTAGGAACAGCAGCAGACTTAGACTTTGGTACAGGAGATGCAAATCTTATTCCCGTTTCTACAGCAGATATTAGATATATTCCTACATCTACAGATACAACAGTTACAGGAAAGAAAACCTTTACTTCTGTAGTGAGTGTAGAGGGTGCTTTTGCTGCTACATCTACAGCAACTTTCTCTGGAGCTTTTATAGCTACCCCAACAACTTTAACTGATGCAGCATCTATTGATGTAGATTTTAGTGCAGGAAATGATTTTATTGTTACATTAGGGGGCAACAGAACTTTAGGTAGTCCCTCTAATCCTACTATAGGACAGACAGGACATATTTATATTATACAAGATGGCACAGGAAGTAGAACACTTTCCTTTGGAGCTTCTTATTTATTTCCTGGGGCTAGTTCTCCAACAATTAGTACATCTATTAATGCAGTAGATCTTCTTGTTTATAATGTAAGACAAACTTCAGCAGTGGATTCTATTCTTGTTAAGGAATTTGGATAATTAATTAAATGTCTACACAATCACAACTAGCTAAATTAAAATTTAAACCTGGGATTAACAGAGAATCTACAGAATATGCTGAAGAGGGTAACTGGTATGATGGTAATAAAGTTAGATTTAGGCAGGGAAGACCAGAAAATTTAAGAGGTTATAATAAAAGATCAACTTCTTCTTTTGATGGAACAGCAAGAGATTTACTTGCTTGGTCAGACAATGATACGTTCAAGTTTGCTTCTTTTGGAACAGAAAAAAAGTTATATGAATATAATGATAATTCAATCTTGGATATCACACCTATCAAAGAGGTTTCCGTAGGAACTAATGTTTCTGCCGTTGTCACAATTGATGGAACAAATAATGGATTTTATACTACTGATGGTTCAACAAGAGTATCTGTCTCTGTATCAAGTCATGGAGTAGATACAGGAGATTTTATTACGTTTACTTCTGGTACAACAATTGGAGGGACAATAGATTTAACAGGTGGAACATTTGCTGTATCTGTTTTAGGAGATAATCAGTTTTCTTTTGAGGCATCTGTCACAGCTAATGCTACACAAAGTAAAGTTGGAACTGCAACATTGAAATATCTTCTGCCTACAGGAACAGATGCAGCAATCCAGGGTTTAGGTTATGGAGCAGGAGTTTATAATGCAGGAACTTCTACAACTGGAATGAGGGCATGGAGTGAGGCTGCAAGTTCTTCTAATATTGTTACAAGAATTACTCAATGGACATTAGATAATTGGGGAGAAGATATTCTTGCTTGTAGAAGGGGAGGAAGAATATATTTCTGGGATTCCATTAGAAGCTCAACTCCTCCAAGAGCAGGATTTGTAAGTGCTTCACCATCAATTAATAACTATATTATTGTATCTCCTAATGATAGACATTTGATTTCATTGGGAAGTAATGAGTATGGAACAGGAACATATAATCCGTTATTGGTAAGATGGTCTGATCAAAATAATTATAATAATTTTACTCCTTCCATTAGTTCAACTTCAGGAGAAAATATTCTGGCTGATGGAACAGAAATTATTGGAGCAACGAAATCTCGTAATGGTATTATGGTTTGGACAGATAATTCTGTTTGGCAGATGCAGTTTGTTGGGCCTCCTTTTACTTTTTCATTTCAACAAATGGGAACTAATTGTGGATTGATTGGTCCTCATGCTGCAATAAATTATGATGGTGTAGCTTATTGGATGGGAGATGATAACTTTTATTCCTTTGAAGGTCGAGTAATAAATCTTCCTTGTACAGTAAGAAGATATATATTTGATGATTTTAATACAACAAATAAAGATAAGGTTTTTGCAGGAATCAATTCTGAATTTAAGGAAGTGATCTGGTTATATCCTTCTTCAGATTCTACAGAATGTGATAAATATGTTATATATAATACAGCAGAAAAAGCTTGGTATTATGGGTCAACTATTTATACAACATTCTTTGATAAAGTAATTTTTGATAATACTTTAACAACTGGAGTTTCTGTTTCTGCATATCTTTATAATAATGAACCAGATGGAATATATACAGCTAATGGTGCGGCACAAACATCTTTTATTGAATCTGCTGCTTTTGATAT